CAGATGGGCAACTGCAAAAGAACAGGCGAATAACAGGAGGAAGAGGAGATGGCACAAGAAGCCAAAAGAAGGTGACAAAAGCAATGAAGAAACTGATGTTATATCAGTACGGAATTAGATTCAGGGAGGGAATAACAAATGCATGATGTAACAATGAGAAAAAAAGCAATGATCTCACAACCGATGAACGGCTTGACCGATGAAGAAATTGAAAAAACCCGCAATAAAGCAATAAGACACCTCGACAGATTGGGCTACAAAGTTGTAAATACGCTGTTCACCGACGAGTGGTATAGCGACTCATCTATGAAGGCCAGGGGTGTTGAGAACATCCCCCTTTGCTTCCTCGCAAAATCGCTTGAGAATATGAGCTTGTGTAGTGTTGCCTATTTCTGCGACGGCTGGGAAGATGCTAGGGGGTGCAGAATCGAGCACGAAACAGCGGAAGCCTACGGACTTGATATCATCTATGCAGAAGATGAAGAGGAACCCGAAGCTCCAATAACAGACGAACAAAAAATATTCATGGAAGGAATGAACCACACTGAAATAGTGCTGGATGCGTATTTCGATATGGTTCTCGATGCATGGAGCGGGTGTTCTGATGAATATCAGAGGAGCGCCAAAATTATAAAAAATGGTGTTATTAAGTGGCTCACAGCCGCAAAGCTTGAGCGATATACAGATTTCGTGAAGGACAATGAATCGAAGGTAAATGAATAAGTTCGAAAAGATGTGGAAGATTCTTAAAAGGGAATGTGTGAAGAACAAGGGGAAAGGCGCAAAGTGGTTATTCTTTCTGTATTTGATGAACCGAATTGAAAGGGAAATTAATGTTCACGAAGAATCAAAAAGTGCTGCTGAATTCAATCTTGAAGAGACACGGATTCAGAAATCAGGTAGTCAAGACTTGTGAAGAACTCTCAGAACTCGAAGCAGCTCTTTTAAAGTGCTACAACAAGGGACCGGGAGAGGGAAGGATTGAGGCTGTACAGGAAGAGATAGCCGATGTTTATATCATGCTTGAGCAAATCCGGAAACAATTCATGAGCCGAGAAGAACTCGACGACTGGATCGACTACAAAATCACGCGTGAAGCGGAAAGGGAAAGTCTTGCCTAATAATGGTCACTACACCTTGTGCCCTTACTATCGGCACGAAAAAGACAAGGTTCTATATTGTGAAGACACTTCCAGGCGGTTTATCTGCAAGGAAGACAAGGAAAACCATATGGTCAAGTACTGTGATAGTGCATGGGAGCGATGCCCATACGCTATCACAATTTCCCATGTGTGGGAACAAATCAATATGGACATGGCAAGACAAAAAGAAATATACCTATCCCATCAGGTGAAGGCGATGAAGGGCGAACTTAAAAAGCTCAATGGTAGGCTGAATAAACTCGAAAAGAACTCGGAAAAACTCGAAAAAACTCGAAACATGGAAAAATAAAATGGTTCTCCCTTCAATGGGAACCAAAAAGGCAAAAAACGAAAACTCCCAAAGCTGTTTTTGCTTCGAGAGCTTCCGCAATCGTACTTCTAAAGAACAACAGGAGTATTACAAAAATGAAAAGAATGAAAATGATTAACAATTCACATTAATATTATACCATAACGCTCTTCCAATGTCTCGGGAATCGTGCTATAATTCATAATGTTACCAAACTTTTGTTTGATAATAGTTGTTTGTTTTGGGTCTGCTGGAAACGGTGGACCCGCTTTTTTTATGCACAAAAAACCCTCCCGCAATGGGAGGGAGGATAGATTAATAAACAAATTTTGTGTAGTCCCGGATTTCTTCGTCGTCACTGTCCAGCACGTCGCCGTCCGGAGTGACAACCAACTCAATTTTGTCTGGATCGTAGTAATGAAGGAATGGGCGCCCGTCGTCCGTTGTGTAATCAAGGAGCCAATCGTGTTCAATGCTGTCCGACACAAACTCCAAATCACACTCGATATACTTATTAACGTACTGAAGGAAAGCGTCAACCATCTTCTCATAGGTTGCCTGTTCTCCCTCGTTCACCTTAAATTTTCTAAATAAATCTTTGTAAGTCATTTTATTCCTCCGCATTTTCCTGTTCTCTTCTCTTCATGTCGTTGTTTATAAGCCATTCAATATAGTTTGATAGGCTTCTCCCTTCCTCCTCGGCTAAAGCTTTCGCCTTAGCCTTGAAAGATGGTGTTACCTTCATAGTGATTAAGTCTGTTTTCTTCTCTTTCATTTGGTTCTCCCTTCATTTGATACGATTTTCGTTTTCCGTGCTCTGCGTTTCTCCTGGCTTGCAACAGGCTTCGGGCCGCATTACGGGCGGGGGCTTGCGCCCCCTATTGGGCTACTGTGCAACGTACAGCACACCGCCGTTGATTTCGCTATAGCCGTCGTAAGACAGTTCACGCCCTACGCCTTCCCAGTCGATGTGGTAGCTAATCCAGCCCGGAAGCTCTGAAGGCATGTATCCGCACTCATATGCGAACTCTTCCGCATAGTCCGCTAGGGTTGTGTCCGGAATGAAGAAAGAGTCATCCCATGCGCTTTCGACTTCGTCCAAGTCGTCGCAGTATTCCGCCATGGCTTCCAGCTTGTCGGCGTCCTCGTCTTCCAGGCGCTCCAGGCGTTCCGCGATGTCGTCAAGCTCTCCAATGCTTGTGAATTCGGAATCAACGAAGTTATAGAATCCGTCGAGGTCCGTAATTGTGTAATCGTGCTCGCCGTTCCAGGTAGCGCGATTAATAGCGATTGACAACTCCAAATCATCGGCGAAAGGAAGTTTAACTGTGAACTCGTCTCCATTGTACAGGTTGCGGATTGTTGCGGTTTTCTCGCTTGTTGTGTTGATTGTGTAATTTCTCATTTGTTTTACCTCGCTTTGCTTTAGTTAATTAATAGTTGTTTGTTGTCTTGGGGCCTCTTCCCTTTGACAACTATATAATACCACAACAGTAATACCGTGTCAATAGTTTTTCTGAATTTTCTATTAACTTTTTTAAAGAACTGATGTTCTCTTCCTGAATTTGGATTGTATACAATTTTGAATGAAAAACATTTGTTCGCGCGTGTCTGTTGTGTTGCGCTTGCGTTGCAATGTGGGCGACTGCACACCCCGCGCGCGTGTAGAATCGTATCAATCCGGAACGGTTCCGGAATCAAAAAAACCGGAAAGGGGGAAAAATGGAAAAAAAGAAAAAAAGCTTTCCGGATTGGGACGCCATCCGGAATGACTACATAACCGGCAACGACACGCCGAAGGAATGCGCCCGGCGGCACGGCGTTAACTATAGGACGTTAGGGAATCATCTATACCGGGAACGGTGGAACGACCAGCGCGCCGCCTATCGTGGGGCGGTGACAGATAAAGCACTAGAAACGGCGAAAACCTGCACAGCCTACCGCGTGGCGTCCGAATTGATAGGACTGTCCGGCGTGGTTGATGCGCTGGAACGGGAGACACGTAAAGCGTTAGAAGACGGGGAACAGCTGCACCGCTATTTAGTCCAGTCTACGACACGGCACAAGGACGGCACCACAGAGACCGCCTACAAGGACATCACCAGCGACAAGGTAGACACCCGCGCATTGAGAGACCTAACCGACAGCGTAAAGACGCTGGAAGCGCTAAAGCGATCATTACACGGACTAGAGACGGCACAGGAGCGCCACCGGAAGCAGATTGAAACCGAGCGCCTAGCGCTGGAGCGTGAGCGGTTGCAACTGGAGAAGGAGCGGTTAGAGCTGACGCGGAAGAGAGAAGAGAGAGACGCGGAAGGGGTAAAGGGCGTTCAAATCGTTGTCGGGGGGTATTGTGAAGAATATAGCGAATAACAGACGGCTAAAGGCTGTACAACTGGGCACACCGTCGCCAAAGCAAGATATGTTCCTACGTTGCCATTGTAAATATATTGGCTACGGCGGCGCCCGTGGCGGTGGTAAGTCGTGGGCGGTGAGAGTCAAAGCAATTCTGTTGGCGCAACGCTTCCCGGGTATCCACATGTTAATTGTGCGGCGCACATACAAAGAACTGGAAGGAAACCACATCCGGACGCTGCGAGCAATGACGCGGGACTTTGCCGCCTACAACAGCACAGAAAAGTTGTTGACGTTTTCCAATGGTTCAACAATTGAGTTCATGTATTGCGCCCGTGACGCGGACCTTGACAAGCTTCAGGGCTTGGAATACGACGTTATCTTTTTGGACGAGGCTACACAGCTCAGCGAATACCAAATGCGGACAATTACCGCCACTTTGCGAGGTGTCAACGACTTTCCGAAACGGGTGTATTACACGTGCAACCCAGGAGGACAGGGACACCAGTATATTAAGCGCTTATTCATTGATAAACAATACAAGCCCGGTGAGAATCCGGAGGAATACGCATTTATACAGGCGCTTGTGGATGACAATACAGCCCTAATGGAGTCGCAACCGGACTACCTAGCACAGCTTGAAGCGCTTCCAAAGGCTTTGCGGGAGGCGTGGAGGTATGGACGTTGGGACGTGTTCGCCGGTCAGGTGTTCACCGAATTCACAGACGCGCCGGAACATTACGCCGACAAGCGTTATACACATGTGATTGAACCGTTCCCGATTCCGATAGGTTGGAACATATACCGCGGTTTCGACTGGGGATATTCCAAACCTTTCTCGGTTGGGTGGTATGCCGTGGCACCGTCGGGCAGAATGTACCGTTTCGCCGAATTATACGGCTGTACGGGTGAACCTAATGAGGGCGTTCAATGGACGGTTGACCATGTAGCCGAGGAAATCCGCCGCATGGAAGAGGAACACCCATACATGAAGGGGCGCCACGTGTTCGGCATTGCCGACCCGGCTATCTTTGCGGAGGACGGCGGGGAAAGCATAGCGGAGACCATGGAAAAGCACCGAGTGTATTTTGACCGGGGAGACCATCAGAGAATACCGGGGAAAATGCAATGTCATTACCGATTAGCCTTTGACGATGACGGGCGACCGATGTTTTACGTCTTTAACACGTGTAAGCACTTCATCCGGTGCATTCCGGCGCTGATGTACGACGAAACACGGGTAGAGGACATTGACACATCGTTAGAAGACCATAACTACGACGAGTGGCGTTATGTGTGCATGGCTAGACCGATAGCACCGCGAGAAATGCACCACAAGAAAATCATTGACCCGAATAACATTGACGACCCTCTGAACATGGCCAGAGATAAGGTAGAGGGACAGCAGACAGACGATATATTAACGTTTTATGAGGTATAGAGCATGAAGAAAAACAAAGAGCTGCGGAAAGCAGAGACCGACAAGAAAAACAATCAGTTCGGACAAAAGGACGCAAAGGACGCAAAAAAGGACGCAAAAGCGGAAAAGGACGCAAAAGCGGAGCAGAACGCACTCAAAGCAGAGCAGACACCGAATAGACAGCAGAGGGAGCAGAACAGACAGCAGAGGGAAAGTCAGCCGAAACCACGAGAGCAGAGACAGCAGACCGAACCGAGAAGACAGCCGAAGGAACAGACCAACGGAGAACAGCAGACCGAACCGAACAGACAGCCGAACGAGCAGAGGGAACAGCAGAATGGAGAGTATCGCCCGGAACGGTATCAGCCGAAGGAGCAGACAGAACAGCCACAGCAGAGCGCACCGACTGAACCGCACTTCACACCCGACAAGGTGTCGGAAGTGCTTCAGATTCTGCACGAGTACAAGGACGGAAAAACAACCGTTGATATGAAAGCGACCGAGAATCAGGAATGGTGGCGGCTCAGACATTGGAACGTCATTCAGGGCAAGACGGAAGCGGGCAAAGCAAAAGTAGAAGTCGGGTCAGCGTGGGCGGTAAACTCCATCTTGAATAAACACGCCGACTTCATGGACTCATTCCCAAAAGCTAATGTATTAGCACGTGAAGCAGACGACGAGGAAGAGGCGCAGATCCTTTCAAAGATTCTCCCGGCAATCGAGGAACACACGGACGCGGAACAGGTTTATAACACTGCGGGTTATGACTTCCTGATAGACGGCACGGCGATAACCTCCGTATTATGGGACCCGATGGCACATGACGGAATGGGCGACATTAAGAAAACCAATGTGGATATTCATAATGTGTTTTGGCAACCGGGAATTGAAGACATTCAGCAGTCTAAATATTTCTTTGATGTTTCCGTGGCTGATGTGAATGACGTGAAATTACAATACCCCGACATAGCGGAGAAGATAGGCGGAGGAAGACAGGGTTTCATCACCGAGTATATTCACGATGATAATATTAACCATCAGAACGACATTGAAATTATTAACTGCTACTACAAGAAGTTGGAAATGAGACCAGTTCTCATTAACATTGACCCGCAGACGGTAGCGCAACACCTTGTACCCCGTGAGATTCTGCACATGGCTATTATCATCGGTGACCAGTGCGTTTTCTGCTCAGAGGACAACCCGGAGTACCAGGACGGCTTTTATAAGCATGGAAAATACCCGTATGTATTCCGTAAGTGCTTCCCGGTTAAAGATAGTCCTTGCGGCTTTGGGTATCTCGACATTATGAAGTACCCACAGCGGGACATTGACAAGTTAGACCAGGCAATCATGAAAAATACCATGATGAAAGCTAAACCTCGTTGGTGGGTAAAGAAGAATGCGGACATCAACAAGGAAGCCTTTGCGGATTGGAATGAAGAGATTGTAGAAGTCGGTTCAGGCGACCTTGGGTCAGCAGTACAGCAAATGGACGTTGACACGCTCCCGGCAATCGTTGAAACTCACTTGGAAGCGAAAATAGACGAGCTGAAAGAGATTTCAGGAAACAGAGACTTCTCACAGGGTTCTACCGCTTCCGGTGTAACGGCGGCGAGTGCAATAGCAGCTCTTCAGGAAGCCGGGAGCAAATTATCGAGAGACATTAACAAAGCGATGTATCGAGGTTCAAGAGAAGAGTACTATCTCGAAATTGAGCTGATTCGGCAGTTCTACACGGAGCCGAGAACATTTCGTATTGATGATGGATCGGGCCGTTATGAATACATGGACTATTCCAACGTGAACATTGCACCTCAGGACATTACAACACCCGAAGGAACACGTCACAAGAAAAGTATTTTTGACTTGGAAGTATCGGCAGAAAAGCAGAGTCCATTTTCAAGAGCTTCACAGAACGAGACGGCGAAAGAGCTTTATCAGATGGGACTGTTTGCACCTGATAACGCAACGTCCGCACTTGTTTGTCTCGACATGATGGAATTTGAGGGAAAGGAGAAGATTAAACAGCAGATTCAGCAGAATGATACATTCATGCAGCAGTTCCAGCAAATGCAGCAGCTTATTATTCAGCTCTCACCGGAAGCGGCTGTACAGATGGGACTAGTAGACCCGAATCAAGTTATGATGGCTCAGAACGCAAATAACGGCGCTACAGGGGTATATGAGGAAGGGTCGGCAGAAGATAGAGCGGCGAAGAAGACAACGAACACCGACAGACTGGACAGAGCGAGAGAGAAAGCCCGTAGTGCCTCGGAGGTGAAGTAGCATGACGACCGTAAAAATGACCGTATCGGAAAATGATATTTTCTTTGAATGTGTGAATCATGCGAACACCCATGATGAGTGTATTATGTACTCGACTCTATGTAACGTGCTTGTGAGCGCCGTTTTGCCGCTTGGAATTGTGCCGAAGGTATATGAACCCGGACACGTCATTATCGTGGCTCACAAGTACACTGAGAGCGTTTTAGCGGTATTCCATGCAGTGTGGGCGACCTTTGTAGAATTGAGAAGCCAATACAACGGCGTAAAATTAATCGGGGTAGACGACTTTAATTCCTGAGACAAGGGATAATCTGAATGTTATAATAGAGCTGTAAGTTAGTTCTATACAGATAGATTCACCCATTAACTTGCGACCTGATTTTTTCATAATTCCAAACACATAACCTTAAAAATCATCGGGGAAAGCCTCAGTCTTAACGGACTGGGGCTTTTTTCGTGGGGGAGAGATATGAAAGAGCGTTATATAAAATAGCATTGTCAGAAATTAAGAGTTCGTCGCTCTATAAAAGACAGAAAGGAAATAAAGTATGACAAAATTCAATTTTAACTGGTCGCTTTTTGACGGAGAAGGTGGAGAAGGCAACGCTTCATCAGGAAGTCAGAGCGGACTGGGAGCAGAAGCAGACAAATTCCTTGCTTCACTTGGCGGTGAGGAGCGGACTGATAACAACGATACTACGGAGTCACCGGAAGTTGCATACGGATTAGACACGGAGGAATCGGATAACAGCGCGTCTGAGTCTGAAAGTCAGGAAGAAATTAGCCCTGAAGAAGAGTTTGCGGAGCTTGTCGGAAAGAACGGCAGATTCCATGAACTTTACGGCAAAGCGGTATCGGACGCTATCAACAACAGATTCAAGAATCAATCCAGTGCACAGGAGAGAGTTGACAGCTACGAGGACGCATTAGCGCCGATTATGAGACATTACGGACTCGAAAGGGGCGATATTGAGGGATTAACCGAAGCCATTAACAGTGATGATGATTGGATTGAGGACGCCGCCCGTGAGAAGGGTATCACTCCCGACCAATACAGAGAGAATCTACGGCTACAAGAAGAGTTAGAAAAGAACCAGCGTGCTTTGTCCGAGTACAAGGCAGAGGCAGAGAAAGCGGAAAGAATGACCGCATGGAATGCGGAGGCTGACGAGCTTAGAGAATCCTTCCCAAACTTTGACCTTGAGCAAGAAATGAGCTACAACCCGAAGTTTACGGACTTAATCGAGAATGGCATTTCTGTTATCGATGCCTTTGTAGCGACACACACACAAGACATTCTGAAAGGACTCGCCGAAGAGTCTACAAGAAGTGCAAAACAGGATGTAGTGAATCAGATTCAACAGAGACAATCACGACCTGCTGAAAATGGTCTAAAGCACCAACCGGCAGTAGCAAGAAAGGTAAATCCTTCAGAGTTCACGAATGATGATATGGACAAGATTCTGAAGGAAGTAGAGAGTGGTAAAACATTCTCGTTCTAAAGCTCTCTTGTCTGTATCGAGATATACAAGAATACAGAAGGAGCAAAAGAATATGTTTAAGTACGTTTTTAACCTGTTCGATTTGAACACCAACGTTACCACTGCGGCCACCAAACCTACTAACGACCTGTCCCCTGAAATGAAAACCTTCTATGACAAGGTTCTGATTCGTGCGGCAGAACCTGAACTGGTACACGATCAGTTCGGTCAGAAGCGACCTATTCCGGGAGGAAACGGAAAGAAGATTGAGTTCAGAAAGTTCTCTAGTCTTCCGAAGATGGATAAGAAGCCGCTCACCGAGGGTGTAACCCCTGATGGTCAGAGCCTGAACGTAACCAAGTTGGAGGCAGAAATTAAGCAGTACGGCGGATATGTAACCACTTCCGACTTGCTGAACCTTACTGCATTTGACCAGGTGACTGCGGAGACACTGAAGCTTCTCGGTTCCCAGGCGGGCAGAACTTCCGATACCATTACAAGAGATATTCTCTGTGCTGGAACCAAAGCGCTTTTCGCTGGCGAAGCTACACTGAGAACGGAGCTTAAGGCAACAGACACCCTGAAAATTGCGGACATTAAGAAAGCGGTTCGTTGGCTGAAGAGACATAACGCACCGAAGATTGGTGACAGCTACGTGGCAATCGTTCACACCGATACCGCATATGACCTGATGAATGACCCTGAATGGATTGAGGCTCAGAAGTACACAACTTCCGAGAAGATTTTCAACGGAGAAATCGGTCACATGTACGGAGTGCGCTTTGTAGAGTCTACCGAGGCGAAGATTTGGAGCAAGGAAGATGCAGGAGCAACCGTACCTGTATATGCTACCCTCGTACTCGGTGCGGATGCATACGGTATCACTTCCATTAACGGTGGTGGAATCGAAACTATTACTAAACAGCTTGGCTCGGGCGGAACTGCGGACCCACTGAATCAGAGAGCAACAATGGGTTGGAAGCTGAACAAGACAGCAACGATTCTTGACGATTTCAGAATGGTAAGAATCGAGCACACCTGCACCGGGGCAGAGGACGTGTCCAACTAAAGCCAAGCATTAACGAAGGAGACCAGCTATGAAAAGTCAAGTATAAAATAAGCGAAAATTCGTTTTCCCTTATCGGTGGTAAAAAGGGTAACTTTAATAAAGCTCCCTTATGGGTGCATTCTCAAAGCCTATCGATAATAATGGAATAATCTCTTAATCGAGATTAAACTCAACATCGTCAGTGAGCATTTTATATATGACTCTGACGAGTTTGCCGGCACAGTGTCCAAGGGCATTGTAATGAGTCCGGCCTTCAGCCATCTTGGCATCATAGTATGCCTTGAAGGTAGCGTTGTTTTTAACAACATTATGTGCTGCGTTAACAAGTGCATATCGGAGGACCTTGGATCCACGCTTAGACATCCTAGTTTTCTTAGCCTGGAAATTACCGGACTGGTAAACCGAAGGGTCCAGACCAGCATATGCAAGCAGCTTGTTGGGACTGGAGAACCGGTGAATATCACCGATTTCACCAAGTATCATTCCGCCATTGATGTAACCGATACCCGGAATGGTCATGATGACAGAATCATTGTATTTCATGATTTCAGTCATCTCAGTTTCCACTTTATCTAATTGATCGTTCAATAACTCAATCTGAGCAATGGCATGAGTTATCTGAATAGATAAAGCACTGTCGCTAGCACCGACAGACTTCTGTGCGAGAACTCTTAGCTGCTGAGCCGTCTCTTTATCAAAGTGACCGTGGGAAGTAACCTTGAGAAGATGAGCCAGATGAGTCATATGCATAGAAGCAATTGTCTCCGGTGTTGGAGCTTCTTTGAGAAGCGCATAGACAGATTTCTGATGCAGACCTGATTTAAAGAAATACTGCAGTTCAGGAAAGACCTCATCAACATAAGCAGTCAGTTGAACTTTCAAACGAGAACGCTGCTTGATGGTCTTTTGACGAAAGCGTCCGAGTGACTTGAGGTCCATGAGATCCAAATCGTAGTATGATACAAATCTAAGAGAGTCCTGCATCATAAGAGTTTTGCAGATTATGTAAGTGTCGACTTTATCAGTCTTCGTCTTGCGAACATTGTTTTTACGCATAGCCGAAGTCTTAATGGGATTAAGAACACACACTTTGTAATTCTCAGCAACAAGGTATCGAACAAGGTTGTCACCGTAGTGTGCCGTAGATTCAAGACCAATGATGAGGCTACTTTTATCAAATGATTCGAGTTTGGAAAGCAGCAAATGGAAGCCATCACTGTCGTTACAGAATTTAAACGGCTCAATGAGTATTTCGCCATCAGAAGATATAGCTGAGGCAAAATGGTTTAGCTTGGCAATATCAATGCCTACATAAATCATGAGGTTGTACCTCCCTTTCTAAAGTCTGATACCGTGATATCCACCAGCGATTATCATCGTAGACTTGACGGAAATAAGTACTCATAAGCGTAAGCTTACGGAAACATCCAGCTATAAACAATTCAGATAAAGGTAGCGGCAATACACTCCTTCGAGTAGTCAAAGCTACAGAAAAAAATCAAAAGTCCACAGTATCTGAATGTATTAAACCACGATATTAAAAAGAAAGGAAACATGGTGTTTTCGCTTCCATAAACATCATACAAGTTAATATGGCAAGAGCAAAAAAAGAAGCTGCAAAAGCAGAGGTAGAATCTGCTGTAGCAGAAAAAACTTCTGATAAAGCAGAAGCAAAACCAAAAACCGTAGTAATTCAGCTTCCTGTTATCGAGGGCATGGGTGACAGCGTGTACGTCGGTGTCAACATGAAGGACTATCAGATTAAGCGCGGAGAGCCTGTAGAGGTGCCATTGTGCGTGGCAGAAGTTCTTAGGAATTCCGACAAGCAGATGATGGTAGCAATGCAGAAACAGAAAGAAATGACATCAAAAAACTACGGTGAAGTGTAAACGCGATGGGGGAAGCAGAAACTTCTGTTTCCCCTTTTTGTAAAGGAGCAGAAATGAAAGTAAAAGACCTTCTGAATTTAATTAAGACGGAGAAGCCGAATTCTTTCAGTGATGAAATGCTCTTGGGATATATCAACGAGATTGAAGCAGAGGTGCAAGACCAAATGGAAATTGTGCCGGTTACAAGCTACGACTTGAAGCTGGACATGGATAAAGACCTTTTGGTTAAACCGCCATATGACAAGCTCTATATATCATACCTTAAAGCAAGGATAGATTATGTCCTTGAAGAGTACGAGAATTACGAGAACGACCAAGCACAGCATATCGCCGATTTCAGGGATTTTGCGGATTGGTCAGTCAGAACTAGGGCATATCACAAAAGAAGCCCTAAACGCTTTATAAACGTGTTTTAAAGGGGGTGTAGGCAATGCCATTACAAGCATTACAGAATAAGCCGTCACCGCTTGAAGAGCGTGTTATAGAGTTCAAGGGACTGAATAGAAAAGCTTCCGTAGAGTCGGGGGAAATGGCAGATATGCTGAACATGTCATGCGACTTATACCCAACGCTCACTCAGAGAAAAGCACGCGGCTTGTTTACAGAGATTCCGCTTGATTGTACAAAGGTTCAAGACCTTATGGAGCGTAGAGACCCTACAGATTCAAGAACAAAACTAGCGATCGTTGGTGCGAACTCTGATGGAGTATGGCGTTTTTGGTACGACGGAACGATGTATGACATATCGCTTTCGGGTAAAGAGAAGATGGTAGCGGTGAACAATTACATTTGCTTCTTCCCATCGAAGCAGTGGTTCAACGTAGGGACTAAAGATTTCGGTTCAATGGGGTATTTCCATCAGAATGTACCCGAAGATTATCTTGACGGTATTGAAGACCCTTCATACGATTACATGATTCACGACTACAACGTGGCGTGGATAGGACGTGTATTAATTGACCCACAAGACCAGGAACACCTATATCTGATGGTTACGGCGAGAGGACAAAAATATCCGGCGGGGCAAACCTTTAACGGCAAGTTCTCGGAGCTTAAAAGTATGCTCCGAATAGGCGATGTTGTCAGATTGTCGGGAGATTTTGTCGGACTGAACAACAAAACCGTGAAAGCTGCGGAGGGAAATGAAGGTGTGCTTGCAGACGATGAAGGAAACTTCACAGCACCGCAAATTCCTATTACCGTGCTTGACGTATTGAAAATTGGGGATATTCCAATTCCTACGTTCAATTACACGGCGTATGACGGTGCAACAGGAGACCCATTCGATAATTCCGTTGCACTCGGAACAAAGGGAACGTATGAAGGAATCTTCATCAAATTCAGTAAAGACGAGTTTTCCTCGGTTACTGCATACATTAGTCCATGCACGGCAAGTACGTTAATGAACAGCAAGTACACGGGATTTTTTGCGGGTCATTTAAAGGTTGAACGTGTTGTTCCGGAGCTTGATTTCTTCATGGAGTGGAACAACCGACTTTGGGGAGTGAGCAACAAGGATAATACGATTTATGCTAGCAAACTGGGCGACCCTATGTCATGGGACTACTATCAGAACACAAGCATGGATTCCTACTATGCACAGCAAGGAACGAACGGCAATTGGACTGGTTGTGCGGTGTACTCGTCTCACCTTCTGTTCTTTAAAGAGAACTTCATTCACAGAGTTTACGGTTCAGCACCTTCATCGTTCCAAACATCGATTATCGAGGGTTTCGGAGTGGAAGAAGGTTCAAGTGAATCTATAGCGACGGTGAACAACATGATTTTCTACAAGTCGCCAGTGGGGATTATGTGCTATGAGGGCGGAAACCCATACAGCATTAGTGAAAAGTTCGGCGACTGGAAGTACGACAATGTTGTGTCGGGATCGCGCCATAAGAAATACTATGCTTCAATCCACATGAAGGGCGGCGGCTACAAGGTTCTCGTTTGCGATACTGGCACGGGACTTTGGCATATCGAGGACACGGTGGGTGTGCACTGCTTCCGAAACTACAAGAACAAGCTTCTGATGGTGGATAACGCACAGAAAAATGTTCTCGTATTGGATGCAGAAGATTTCGACATAGCACCAGTGAAGAACGATGAACCTATTCCGTGGAGTGCTACGTTCGGGCCATTCGATGAATACATCGAGAATCAGAAGATATATTCCAAGCTACAGATGAGAGTTCAGCTACCCGAAACAGCAACACTCAAGATAGAGATTGCTATGAATTCGCTAAAGCTCAGTGACTGTAAATGGGAGACCATAAAGGAGATTTCCGCAGAGAATGAACTTTCGGTGCATGTTCCGATTGTTCCGAGAAGATGTTCGAGGTTCTATGTACGACTAACTGGTGTCGGTCGTTGTCGAATTGATTCTTTCACACGGAAATACAGACAGGGTTCTTCAAGAGTGGTTAAGCAGTGATAATTGATTATGACCACAATCCGAACATAGACGGAGAGAAGAGGCTTCAATCATTAAAGGAGTCTGTTCAAAGAGCGTTAGATGAAGTATCTAACACGGACACCAAGGAAACGACAGTTAAAGAAATTAAGAATTTCTACACGAACAATACAACTATAGTTCAAGGAGACGGTTCTTCTCCAATACCCGAAGATGAAATAACGTCTCTATTGAACAATCTATTTAACGATTAATGAGGGTAATTATGGCAACTTATTTAGACAATGCGGGTGTAACACAAATTCTCACAAAGATTAAGTCTCTCTTGGCAAAGAAGGCAGAAATTACGGCGATTCCAACGAAGACATCACAGCTCACAAATGATTCGTATTACCAGACCGCCTACGATGTTAGTACAAAGATTACAGACAAGCTGAATACGCTTGATTTGGCTGATAAAGATATTCCGTCAACGATAGATGAAGGACAATACTTTGTTTCGGAATTATCGCAAGAAAATGGCTTAGTTAAGGCTAAAAAAACTCAATTCGCAACGATGTTTACGATAAATCTTGAAGCCGCACAGTCGCAAGGCGATGTTGTAACTTCGGCACAGCTTAGCCAAAGTATTGTGAACGCAGTAGGGAAAATCACATCGTTTGAATACAAGATTGTAGATTCGCTCCCAGCGGTTTCCGAAGGAAAGAAGGGCACTATCTACCTTGTAGCGCATAGCGGTTCTACAGCTCAGAACATCTATGACGAGTACATTTTCCTTCCGGCAGACGGCAGTACAGCGGCACGATATGAGAAAATCGGCACAACCGATATTGACCTCACACCATACGCAAAGAAAACGGAGATTCCGACAAAGGTTTCCGATATCACAAATGACATTGGTTTTATTACCGCTCAGACGAGTGCTTCTCATATAGTTAATGCCATTAATAAGCTTGATTACAGCGATACCGCCGAAGAGGGAAAATATGTATCGTCTGTATCGGAAACGGACGGTGTAATCACGGTGACGAGAGCAAGCTTGCCAGCAGTAGGAACAGCAGATTCACCAATTCCGAATGCAACGATTGAGAGTATCTTTACACAGGTATTCGGTTAGGAGATAGCCTATGAAACTAGACGACATTGGTTTAAAAAAGGTATTTGAGCTTATGAAGGGTATGATTTGGAAAGAGTGCTATCCCGTAGGCTCAATCTATATGAGCGTGAATTCCACGGACCCATCAACATTGTTTGGTGGGTCGTGGGAGCGGATTCAAGACACGTTCCTTCTTGCTTCCGGTAACTCATACGGTGCCGGCAGTACTGGTGGTTCGGCAGACGCAGTAGTGGTGAAGCACCTTCATCAACCGTCTGCTGGTGATGGATTTAACGCTTATATGAGCGGCACGGTTGAAAGAGTACGCTTAGGAACGTCAACAGCAAGCAGTGCGCGGTATGCGATTGTTGGTAAGAAGAATGCTTCAAATGCGGATGCCTCAGGACTCAGATATGCTGGCAGTACGGACTGGACAGGAAGTGATGGAGCGGGAAAGAACATGCCACCGTATTTAGCCGTGTATGTGTGGAAGAGAACGGCGTAGGAGGTGAATATGTCAATAGTAAGAGGTGATACCTTCACGGTATCAATGGATGTTTACGGAGACAGGTTCAGGAACGCCTTGAGCGAAGAAAAAGTCGTTCTTGTGACCTTTCAGCAGAATGAAGTAAGCATTACAAAGTACAATAAAGAGCTTGAAATCAAAGACATTACCGAAGAATTCTTTGATGATTCCGACCCCGACCATCCAGTATCAGGAATAAAAACAATCGGTGCAAATGTAAAATGCCACCTAACGGCAGACGAAACAATGAGATTCCAAGTAGGCGGAGTTCAGGTTCAGCTTAAATGGGGCGATGAGAACGGCAACAAATGCAGTGCAAAGGTTGTTCAGATACCAGTCGGGGGAAGTCTTAGAGAAGCTCCACCAAGAACGAAGGAGGACGAAATATGTCTGATGTAAGAATGGAGGTACGAGACAACGAGGAAACATATGTTGTTTCAAGTGACGTTGGCTACAAATACCTTAACGGACGAGTCACCGCCCTCGAAGGGTCTTTAGAAAAAGACCTTGCGGATAAATGGGCGAAGGCTCTACAGGAAATCAATAATTATTTGAACAATCTACAGGTGAACATTGTTGGGAACAAGATTGTTGATGAACTCCCCGAAGTTGGCGATCCAGGAATTCTGTACCTTGTCATGAATGAAGCTGGGACAGCGTACACTTCATACATTTATGCGAATGACAAGTGGGTGAAACTTGCTGTTATCGACTTCTCGAAGTACGTTCCGATTACACGGAAGGTGAACGAAAAGGCACTCGATACGGATATAGTTCTCACGGCAACAGACATTGGTGGGGATAGAACCAAAGCAACGGGTGAAAATTCTCATGCGGAAGGGACTCAGTGCGAAGCTCTCGGAGATAGTTCTCACGCAGAAGGAATTCAAACGAAAGCAAGCGGATTGTGGTCTCACGTAGAAGGTTCCCAAACGAGAGCCAACGGTCCAGGTTCTCATGCAGAAGGAACAGGCTCTTGGGCGACAGGACCATCGTCCCATGCAGAAGGTTATGGCACGGAAGCCGCCGGGGAATATCAGCACGTACAGGGCAAGCACAATGTTGTTGATGAGGCTAACAAGTTTGCGGACATCGTGGGTAATGGAGCAGACATTCTGAACAAATCTAACGCCTATGCTCTTGATTGGGACGGTAACTTGTACCTTAAAGGCGGCGTGTACGTAAACTGTAATGCAGACTCTACTGGCGGTACAAAGCTGAGTCTTGATGTTGATTCTATCATGGGTGCCATTAAAGACCAGCTGTACGAGAAGGTTTACCCGGTCGGCTCTGTATACATGACGAGTGATGATAACTTCAATCCGGAAGAGGTTTTCGGTGGAACATGGCACCACGTTACCGATGATGTTTATCTGAAAGCGGTTATGAGTGGGGGAGGTTCTACAGGTGGCGCTACAGACCACGTTATTACATCATCGAATCTTCCACCGCACGTGCACGGAATGAGGCACACTCACAATGTGTCGAGCAAAGGATATTACGCAATTGCGACTCAGAAAACGTGGCAGTTTGAGACGTTCGGGGGAAAGTTTACCGACCATTCGGCAAAATACAAGGTTCCGATGGTTCGCACAGCTACAAGTAGCAGCCCTTCGGGAGAGCAGAGAGATTGTAAAACAACAGGTAGCGCTAGTATTACAGATACGGGAACAGGTAGCTTTGCGAATACCGCATACCATCCCGGCTATTACGGCGTGCATATCTGGGAACGGAGGGCGTAATGAATCACCCTATCATGTTTACGGTAAGCGATATTTTGTGGTTGGCGGGAGCAATAGTAGCTATTTCAGCCGCAGTAAAAGTAATAGCGGAGTGTATCAATAGAATGCAGAAGCCAAATAAGACACAAGATGAACGAATTGGAAAGCTTGAGAAAAAAGCGGTTGCGGATTATGAAAGACTGAATCAGTTAGAAGAGGGAAACGCAATTACACAGCGTGCCCTTTTGGCACTTCTCGCTCATGGCATTGATGGGAATGACATTGAAGCGATGAAGCAAGCCAAAGCGGAGCTAACCGACTATCTGATAGGGCGCTGATATAGCCTTGTACGGCTCATATTTGCGCTCTGACGGCTTTCAACTCACCAAAGGTATAATTTATCACTCATATAAACAAAAGCTCTCGCAGAGCGGATTTGGAGGAAGAAATGGACATGACAACTATTACTCAGTATTTCGTACCACAGATTGTGGCTTTCTGTTTGTGCGTAGGTTTTGTAATGAAGCGTTGGCTTCCGATGGATAACAAGTGGATTCCAACCGCACTGTTCATCATTGGTATCATTTGTGGAATTGCTACCACAGGAATGACTTTTGACGGTGTTGTATTCGGTGCTGTTTCGGGTCTTGCTTCCGTTGGACTGAATCAGTCCTTCCAGCAGGCGCTGGGACTGAATGTGCGTCCGAACATTGAAATGACCGACGATGAAGTTCAGGATTTCGAACTGGCAGAAGAAGAGGACGAAGCAGACGAAGAAGGTGAAGATGATGAGTAAGACGATTGCGGTTCAGTGCGGACACGGCGTAAGCCTTGATGGCTCTTGGGATTCCGGTTGCGTGTATAAGGGACATAGCGAAGCGGCACTCATGCTGAAAATCACAAAGGCCGCTGTTAAGTATCTGCGGAAATCGGGTGTATCCGTGATTTCGGATGCCGACCATGGGAACAACAAGAACATGATTGCGGATGTACGGTGGGCGAACAACGTAGGGTGCAAACTCTATGTGTCCATCCACTGCGACTACAGCGGAGCACCGAAGGGTGTAATGCCGCTTTATGTGTCCGGCAGTGGAAAGAAGCTGGGAAAGTGCCTTGAAAAATCTATCAAGAAGGACTTGAAGATGAGAAGCAGAGGTGTTCAGAAGAGAACAGACCTTTTCGAACTGAACGGAACGGATATGACGGCTTGTATTCTTGAAACGGGAAGTATTAAAGGCGATTTGGCTACACTTAAAGGTAAGCCTGATACATACGGCAAGGCGATTGCAAAGGGCATTTGTGCATATCTTGGAGTTACGTTCAAGGAAGGTACAAAGCCAAAGCCAAAGGCGAAGGATACCTACCGTGTCCGCAAAACGTGGAAAGACGCAAAGTCTCAGAAGGGAGCTTTTTCGTCACTGGAGAACGCTAAGAAGTGTGCCGATAAATACGGCTATTCCGTTTTTAACAGCAAGGGGAAGGTGGTGTATCGTGGCAAAAAGTAGGAAGATTAACAGAACATACGTTGTTATCAAGGCTGACCCCCTGCGGGTCAAGCCTTCTTACAAGTCGAAGCGGAAGAAGATTCTCTCGGTTGGAACAAAGGTTCATGCAACGAAGATTAAAGGTTACTACATCTATGTTCCGGCGCTTAAGGGTTGGACGATTTGGAAGGACAGCAAAGGACATAAATATGTCCGCCTCGTATCTGTTCCGAAGAGTACAAAGGCGGATAAGCTGCTGAAAGAACTTAAGGTGATCGCACAGAAATTAATCAAGGCTGGTGTGAAGTATAACGCAAATCATCCGTGTAAGAGTTTGTCCAGTGCGTTAAAGGGCAAGAGAACGAATTGTGCAACATTTATCTCTTTCGGATTACAGGAAATCGGCGTGCTTCCGAAGGGAAAGTACATTTGGCTTGATACGAAGATTCACGGAACAGGGAAAAACATTATCAAGAAGAAGGCGAAGATTGCCTATCCTCGGAAGAAATGGAAAAAGGCAAAATTAAAACCTGGCGACATTTGCGGATTTGCTCATAAGCCTCATACGATGGTGTATGTCGGAAAGGATAAGAACGGACATGCCTTGTGGTATTCGGCTGGCGGTTCGGATGTTAAGCCGAAAAACCTTGGGCCAAAGAGAAAGCAGAAGTACGAAAACAGAACGGTATATGTGCGAATTCGCTTGAAATAGCGGTGTGGCGGGGCGAATAAAGCCCCGCTTTTCTTATATGCTAAAACAAAAACATACTTACGAAAGGAGTATAAATAATGGGCGGAATAAAGTATGTAAAAACGAAAGCCCCAACTGTGAAATCACCTACATACAAAGCACCATCGGGATATAAGGGAGCGTATGACAAGCAGCTCTCAGGCGCCCTTGACAGTGTTGTAAATTGGAAATACGACCCAACAAAGGACGCTAGTTATCAGTCGTTGGCGAAGCTTTACACTCAGCGTGGAGAACAGGCGGCTAGAAATACAATGGGGGATGCGGCGGCACTTAACGGTGGATTCGGAACAAGCTATGCGGTGAGTGCGGCGCAGCAGTCGAGAAACGACTATAACGCGGAATTTGCCACAAAGGCTATGGAGCTTGAAGATAAAGCATATAATCGTGCTTCCACTTCATTATCTGCATTAAGAGACGCGGACGACACGTCATATGGACGGTACAGAGATAAGGTATCTGATAGTCAGTGGGGATATGAGCAGAAGAATAGCAATTACTGGCAGGGTAAAAACTTCAAAGAAGATGCTCTCATGAATCGCCTTAATTACAATGTGAACGTATATCAGGCAAAAAAAAGTAGCTCTTCCGGGGGTCGGAAGTCCTCTCGGAAGAGTAGTGGCGGTGGTAGAAGAAGTAGCGGAAGCACTTATTACTCTCCTAGCGCATCGACTTCCAGAGGTTCAAGCAGTTCGGGTGGCGGTGGAAAGTCATTTGCCGATAAAGTAATGTCGGCGGCATCCAAACTTCAGAAAAACAAGAAGAAGAAATAGAAAGGGGCATTGCCTTGGGAAAGAAAGATAAGAAAGCATATCAAGCGTATCTAAAAGCCCACAAAGGAAAGGGTTCTTCCGGGAACTCTTTCCTTTCTACTAATACGAACAAAAGCAAGAAGGAAGTAAAAAAGCGTGTAAAGGCAGTCAGGAAGTCTACACCTAAAAAGAGTGGAAGTCAGGCTTATAGAGAGTATCAGAACATTCACTCGGGGAACGGCTCTACAGGAAACACTTTCCTTTCTACCAACGCAAACAAGAGCAAGAAGGAAGTAAAGAGAAGGGTTCAGAGCGTTTCCACACCTTCTACTTCTTCACAGCGTGATAGTTATGAAGCACGGAAAAAGGCGGCGAACAGTTACCTTAACAGGGAGCGTTCGTCTACTTCTCGTCTCGGAAATACTTTTCAGGCAACAAGGGAAACTGCAAAATATAATCCTGAAAAGCGTGAGAGACAGCAGTCTATCGAGAAAAAGAGAAGAGAGGGTATTCAGGCGGTAGAGAATCGCTATGCGAAAACTTCCAGTCCTTCAAAACTCCATGACGGTGTTATGTCTGAACAGCAGACTGAACCTATCCACGAAAAACAGGTTAAGATTGAGAACGAGATAACCGAACAGAACAGACAGCGTGCAAAGGACTACATGGAACAGGAGTCCTCGGGGCAGAAACAGCATGAAGGAAAGTTCAACGGAACAAAGAATGCGAATCAGCAAGAAGCGGTTCGTGGAATGGCAGAGGTTAAGAAAAATAATCAGGATCGCATAGAAGCAGAAAAAGTACGGAAGAATCTTCAGGCGAAGCAAAAAGAGAGCGGTTCTAACGGAAGCTCTCAGCTCGGAAACAACTTTAACAAGGACGTTAACGCCGTTCGTGAAAGCGTAAAGAATAAATCGGGCAAATACTACGATGAAGCACAGCGGATTAAGAAGAACGAAGAGACGGAGCGTGCGAATCAGGCGGCTTCATTAAAAAGAATTTCCGACAAGTCGGACAGACAGGTTGAGATTGAGAATCAGAAGAAACTGGAAGAAACACAGAAGCAGCTCTCAAAGAATCGGAGCAAGGAAAAGGTTTCCTACGGTGCTTCACCTATGGAAATGGGCGAACATCAGAACGGTTCTACAGCTTCTCGAAGAATGGATAATAACCGTATTGATTTATCCGATACAAAGCTTGCTCATGCCGATGAGAGATTAAGTGACGCTACGGTCGGAACAGGAAAGCAGATTGTCGGCGGCTTTGCAAAAACAGCTGGTGACGTTGCGGACGTGTACACAAGACATGGTGGAGCTTCCGTCGTAAAGGCAAACAAATTCGAAGAAGATAGATTCATCAATAGTCAGATTCAGCGGAAGGACGTGTCAGAGGGCACTAAAAACACGCTTAGAGGGGTCAAGGAGGGCTATAACAACGCAGAAGAGTATATGCGTAGCGGTGGCATGTATAACCCCGGAAAGGCGCTATATTCGGTCGGAGAGAAGATTCAGGCAAGCGGTGACAAACAGGTTGAGAAGTCCATGGAAGGATTAACCAGGTTCGAGAAGATTCTCATGGGTGCTTATACCTCGGGTCTCGGTACGGCGGCAGATATGAGTTTTGGCCCGTATTGGGCGGTGTCCATGGCGGCTAGAACATACGGTAACACAAGGGGCAGTGCGGAAGCACAGGGAGCAACAGTCGGAGAAGATAGGCTCTATTCCGTGCTTCAGGCGCTTAAAGAGACGGGAACAGAGTACATGTTCGCCGGTGCCGGTCTTGCCAGCAAGCTCACAGGTGCCGGTGCGGCTCTTGAAAAAACTGGTCTCGGTGCTTTAAAGTCAACTGCACTTGATAGACTCGCCGTAGGTGTGGGAAACAGATTCGGAAATGTAGCTGCTAATGTGGCTTATTCGGGTGCGAAACTTGCCCTTGGTGGAACAGAAGAAGCAACCGAAGAACTTGTAGGTGGTCTTTTGGATGCGCCTATCACGAACCTTTCCTATGGAAATGCCGTAGATGAACGGAGAGAAAAGAGCTATCGTGAAATGCTTCTCAGTGGCTCTGATAACCTTGAAGATAGAATCTCAAATGAGGCGGCACAATACGGAGTCAGCCGTGAAGAACTGGCGAAGGTATACGGCGAAGATATCAACAGTAAAGAGTTCCTGGAAGAGCAGATTCAATCCTATGTTGATTCGGGAATGAGTCAAAAGCAAGCTGCTTCCATGGCAGAGAAAATGCAACAGTATTTATCCGCAAGCATTTCCGGAGACTCTAAAAAGGCGAAAAAACTTGAAGATGAAATGACGGCAGATTACATGAAGATGGTTTCTGTAAAACAGAAATTTTCCGCATCCGAAACTTTGGATGCCATGGCTTCTGCATACATCATGACAGCGGTAACGGGCGTTGCGACTAACGGTCGAGCTCTTTCCTATGGAGCAAATGTCAGAGACAGCTTGAAGCAAGACTATGCAATGAAGAGCATGAGGGGACTTGATGATAATGTCAGTCCTGAAATTCTCAGGAACGTGCTCTCAGAGAAGGTATCAAGCTACAACACGGCACAGGCAATGGCAGATATTGCGGTAAACGTAGAGGATAGCAAGATTGCCACAAGGGCACAGGCTATCAAGGACACCGCAAACGAGGGAACGGATATTGCCTTGGAGCAGTACGCAGATATGGCACATGCAATCAATGTTCAGATGACAAAGAACTCGGAGTCCATTCAGACTGCACGGAATTTGGCTATGCGGAAAGTTGAGAATGAAAACCTTGACGCTGGGGCAGACAGACTTATTAACGGATCGTCTAAAGTTGCACAGAAGCACGGAGACGAAGTTGTGAAGAGAGTCACCGATACAGCCGTTGAAATGAATAAGTCTTTCGATGAAGATAGACAGCTTGATGATGTTCAAATTGGCGATGTGGCAAGAGCGGCGGGAAACCTTGAAACAGGAACGCTTAATCCCGAAGACGTTGAAACGCTCATGTCAAACAAAACAGAAGAGCGTGAAGTGTTCGAAAAGGCGACCGGTGAGAAGTTGCCTCAGATTCTGAACAGCGACGGCACATTGAATGCGGTTGAGACGAACAAAGCGACAAGAGAATATCTCTTTGCAAAGGCGGCAGATAACTTTGTTGCACGTGCACGGGAAGAGAACGAAGTCTACAAGAACGAAGTTCGAGGAAGATATGAATCGGAGTATTCTAACAACATGGGTTCTATCGGTCAGAGCGTAGTTCAGGAGATTTCGAACAAAGCGGACGTTTCATCGGAAGCGGATTACAACGTGCTTATGCGGCAGATGGAGCGTGCCTACAATGCGGCGAAGGAAGGAAAGCCCGATACTATCCTTGATACAATCAAGCGTGACATTGTGGAGAACTACGGATTCAAAGCAGAAGATGTAGACTCCATGATTAGAGCGGGAAAAATTGATTCGGGCGGTAACGGCTTTACCGTAAAGGCAAGCGGAAATGTGAATGCCGAAACAAGAAAAGCGCTCAAGCAGTTCGCCGATATTTTCTCGGTGAATATTGAACTCACCGACGACATTCAGAGCTACACGGGCGGAGCCGATGTGAACGGTCTCTTTGACTATGCAACGAATACAATCATCTTGAATTCTGCAACACCATCGGAAAACATGGCATATACCGCAATGCACGAACTTGTACACGGTATCAAGGATTATGACATGAAGGGTTATGATAACCTCGCCAAAGCGTTCAAGACGATGTGGACACAGGATAATGCGGAGAACTTCAACAAGACGATTAAGGACGTGAAAGAACGCTACAAGAAAGCGGGTAAGAAGCTGAATGATGAACAGGCTTTAGAAGAGGTTATTTGCTCTCAAATGGGCGAAATTCTGCATGATGATAAGTTCATGGACAGAATTACCGAAAAGCATTTTAAAGCCGGCAGAACGCTTCTAAACGCCGTCAGAAGGGTAATCAGAAAGATTCGGGATATATTCGGTCTCGGAAATCAGTTCGACAGCAGATACAAGGAAGCTCTTTTCTCTCAGTACAATCTTCTTAAGGATGCCGAAGAGTTTTTGGCAACAGCACTCCATAACAAAAAGCTTGCTATGGGTCTCGGAAAGATGGTACAGCGTGAAGGAAAAGCCTATTCCGTGAATGATGATTATTCTATGGAGATTGAACCGGAAGTTGATTATGAGTGGATTCACCACTTAACACCGGACGAATACGAACAGCAGCTTAAGAAGTACGGTGATGAAAGATGGACGATTGCCGACCAGGAGAAGCTTGACAGCTTAAAAGGTACGGAGGACGAGTACGACAAACTTTCCGAAAGACAAGAGCGTGTAGCACAGTTAATCGAATACAGACGGCGTAATGGTCTCGAAAGTGAATCCGAAGATTCCGGTTATGATGATGAGTACGACGATTACATTAAAGGCTTCACGAACATTGAGAACAGTGAAGACAGCGAACTTGTAAACGAACTTATCAACTGGAATGAAGAGACGAAAGACCATAAGGATTTCAAGAAACAGTCGTTCCCTCGCTTCAACCCTATGATTAAACAGGATAACATCGACACGAGAGCAGAAATCCGTGAAACAATTGATTCCGTCATCGAACCGCTCAAGGCAGATAAAAAACTTACACATGGACAGGTTCTGAACGCAAAATCGGTGAAGAACAAAGTCGGCGATCTCCTTCACAAGGTTGTCGGTGACGATACCACCATGTCGAAGAAAACCATGCGTGAAACAAGAGACTTTGCGGTTGACGCACTCACAACGGCATATTATGAGCTTCAGAAGGAACATCCGAATATGGATGTCGTTTACGATGTCTTGGAAAAGGCAAGTGAAGAAATTGTTGATGTGATTGATTACAACTATGAGAACGACGAAATGCGTGAATTTCTGCTTGTAAAAAAAGCGCTACGCAGAAACCCTATCTACATTGCAAGACGAAGTTGGGGAGATTACGGCACTGTTGGTGGAGTTGGCACAACGGAAGCAAACAGAGCTTTTCAATATGTTACCGTACGCCACGCAGATGTTAGTAATCGTGGCGTATTCGGTCAAATGGTTGATTCAGGCAAGATAAAAAAGCGGGCAAATTCGGATGTATACCTATCAGAGGATTTGGATGGATATACAGAATTGCTTTTCGGAACAGATGATGCCATCACACAACCAAGAGGGTTAAGTGAAAACTACGATTTGCACAATGACGATTCATTGCCATATTTACTCGAAGAGCGTATGCAGAATTGGGCGAACAGCCTTAAAGGGTTGAGTGAATACGATTGCAATCAGATGAAAAAAGCGCTCGTTAACGATCTTTCGGAAATTCTTATTCAGGATGCGGAATCGTACAAAACCTATGCAGATAAGCAGAAGGAAAAGTATGACACCATGAAGAATCGCCTTAAGGGTGAAAGGGACGCTCTCGCCGCCAAACTGAAAGACACAAACGACACATTGGAGAAAACGAAAACTGCGGCGAAAAATCAGGTGAAGAAATACGAGAAGAAGCTCGAATCTGAGAAAACGAAGCGCAAGAAGATGATTGATACGAGGGAAAAACGTATCGAGAAGTTGAAAGAGAAGAACAAAGCGAAAGAAGAAAAGCGGAAGCGCCGTGAGGAGAAGCAGAAGGTTCTCTACAACATCAACGTAAACTATGCATGGCTTTCTTCACGGCTTCTCACGAAGGAACGGAAGTACGAGAAAAACATTCCACAGGAGATTCGGAGACCGCTCGCACAAGCTCTTGTAGCTCTCGACATTCAGACGGCAAGGTCGGTCAAGATGGAGCAAAGGGAGATTAAAAAGACAGGAACACCTACAGGGGCCGCTTTAAAGATTCATGCCTTAAGAGAGGCCATGCGTGAAATCTCTAAAGAGAAGGAGTATCAGGGTATGTTCACGGAGAACGAGGTTCTCATGAATAATCTTGAAGTGCTCGCTTCCATCAACAAGCCTATGAGAGATATGACCCTCGAAGAGTTGAAGGTTGTAAAAGATGTTCTGAAGGGTGTCAGATTTGAGATTACCGAAGGACAGCAGATGCAACTGGACGGACTGAAACAGTCGTACAAAAGAATCAGCGATAATATCTGCAATGACTTCGAAGAAATGATTAAGAAGTACGGCGAAGCGAAGAAATTCAAAGGTGCGTATGGATTGGTTCGTGACTTTGTGAACTTTGATAACGTAACACCGATGAGCTTTTTCAAGAATGCCGGCGGCACATTCAGTCATATTTGGGATGTGCTTAGAAACTCTCAGGATAAGTATTTCCAGTACACAAAAGAGACGGCAGAGTTCGTTGAAACCCTTCCGGGGAACAAGCGGTGGTTGCGCCTTAATGGTGGACACAGTGACGCTCAGAAGTGGCAAGACCACAGGAACGAGATTGAGCTTGAATCGGGAAAGAAGATTGATGTGAGCGACACTCAGATTATGTCGCTTTATCTGCTGGCGAAGCGTGAAGCAGCTATGCGTCACATTCGCGACGGTGAAGGAATCCGTGTTCCTGTTATTAACAAGGACACACGGAAGATTCGTGAGAAGGTAGCCGACAAGGTGCTTATGCGTGACATGACCGACTATGAGACGGTGGCAGTTACCGATGCAGATTTGGCGGATATGTTCTCACGGCTCACTCAAAAGCAGAAGGATTTTGCCAACGCAATGCAAGATTATCTTTCAACGGTTATTGCAGAACGGGGCAACAAGGCTTCCATGGAAATGTACGGAGTTAGACTGTTCGAGGAAGAAAACTACTTCCCAATGTACACGGTCCAGGACGGAAAGTTTAAAAACCTTGAAACAGGCTACAACGGCATTGCTGGAATCCCTGACCCCGGATGGAGTAAGAACGTAAACGAAAAGGCAGAGAACGCTCTTGTGATTGAGGATTGTATCAGAGTATTTGCTCGTCACTGCGATGAAATGAATCTGTACGCTTCTTCTCAGAAGGCACTGAAAGCCATTACTCGACTTCTGAATACGGGTGACGTGAGCAATCAGATGATTCGGGCGTTCGGTGTTCAGTCTATCGACTACACGAAGAATATCATCAACGACTTTAGACACCAGCAGGACAAGAAGGTTGACGGTTGGTCGAAGATTATCAATGCCGGAATGAACAACTACAAAAGAGCTGCTATTGCCGCAAACCTTAGTGTATGGGCACAGCAGTACACGGCAGTATGTAGAGCGTGGATGGAAATTAGCCCGAAGTATTTCTTTCTGCGGAGCCCTAAAGACACGGTACTTCCACCGAAGATTCAGTCGAAAAAGCGGAACGCTCTGATTGAAGAAATGAACAAGTATTGCCCTATCACGTGGTGGAAGTTCCAAGGAAACCATGAACTGAACTTCTCTCGCTCGTCAGAGGATATTATCATGAACAAAAAGTCTATTCGTGATAAGCTCGCCATGGGCGTTTATGAAGCGGCAGACCTTAGAACATGGCTCCACATTTGGAAAGCTGTAAAGGCAGAAACAAAGGCAACACGGAAAGACTTGAAACCGGGCAGTGAAGAGTTTCTTAAGTACTGCGGAGAACGTGCGGCATACATTTTCGACTACACTCAGACGGTAGATTCTCCACTTCACAGAGCACAGATTATGCGTGATAAGAACGTCATTGCTAAATCTGTTTCCTCGTTTAAAGCGGAGCCTTTAAAGACGTTCAACATCTTCAGAGACTCTTTAATCGAAGCAAGCCGTTACAAGAAGGAAGGGAAAAAGGTGAAAGCCGCAAAAGCAGTAACGAAGATGGCGACGGTTCTCACAATCAATTCCTTTGCGGCGGCATTTGCAAAAACACTCATTCAAGCAATGAGAAAAACGGATAAGGCCAAGGATGAAGGTGAGCCTATCACCTATCTTGCGGCATTCAAAGAACTGTTTGGAGATAACTTCTGGTCAAATGAAAACCCAATTCGGCAGATTCCGGGATTCGAAGAGTTGTGGGGCGTATTCAACACGACACTTGACCTTCTCAGTGGAGAGGAAGTTGATTATTTCAGTTTAATGTCTCAGAGCAATATTACTTCTGATTGGCTTTACTCAATCAATAAAGCGCTCTATAAGTACAACAAAAAGAAAGCGGATAACGACTTGTCAATCGGTGATAGTGTCGATTTCCTGAACACGATTCTCGCCTTTGCGGGATTCGGTTTTGCTAATGCGAAACGAGACGTTGGAGCAATAACTAACGCTCTCGGACTACCTGATCCGTTCGCTGTTTTCGCGGACGCTGCGGAGGATCGCGTGGATGTATTCGCAAAGAAGTACAAGGAAATGGGCGGTTCGGTTCCTGGGGAGCCTAACGCCGTGGAGAAAAAGCTCGGTGGAGTAGCTGAAAAGGCTGCTAAATCAAACTCGCTTTTCGGGAAGCTCAAGAGCGCCTACGAAAAACTCTCGACCTCAGAGGATACAGACGACTATGGGTTTTGGGACGATGAAGGACTCGGAGGCAGAACTATTAAGGCTCTTTTCAGAGTCAAGGAAGGTTCGAAGCTCGATGATAGGCTCGATTCTTTGGGTTTCACGAGAGACAAGAAGGAACGTGAAAAGGCGGCTTTCGATGCCGACGTTGAAAAAGCTCTCGCAAAGGCTCAGGGCAAGAAGGGTGAGTACCGTGAAGAGGCGGTGGTTAACTATATCAAGAAGGACTGGAAGAAGCATCTTAAAGAGGGAACAATCTCTATCACAGACTGGTACAAGGATTGTGAGCGGAGAAAAAAGCTGATGAAGGCTTGCGGAGTATCGAAAGAAACTCGGGAAAAATTCAATGAGGCAATCATAAGCGAAACTCGGACGAGATACCATAAAGACATTGAAAAATGGGATAAAAAGGCATTTTCTCGCATGGACGAGTACACGAACTACCTCGCCGAACAGGGCTGGTCTAAAGAGGACATTTCCCGGAAGATGATTGAGAACTCAGACACGGCACGTGAGTTTAAACAAGCGTGCAAGGTTGAGAATGCGGAAGGTGCGGCGAAGTCCTTAGCAAAACTGATGGACGCTGGCATTACCAAAGAGGACATCAATTATCTGTACGAGAATCGGAATCGTGTGAAGATTGGTAAGGATTCGAAATACTACAAGGAAGCTCAGGCACTTGGACTTGATGAAGAGGGTAAAGGTAAGGCAACCGGAAAGTACATCTACCCGGCACACGGAACAATTACTTCCTATTTCGGCTATAGAAATGCGCCTACTGCGGGTGCTTCATCGAATCACCCGGCAATCGACATTGCCGTTCCTGAAGGTACTAGGGTTAGTGCTTCCGATGGCGGTACGGTTGTAGCGACCGGTTGGTCGGGTGGCTATGGAAACATCGTTCAGATTGACCACGGAAACGGAGTAGTCACTCAGTACAGCCACTTGTCTAAAGTCGGTGTAAGGAGGGGTCAGAAGGTTGCACGGGGTCAGGAAGTCGCCCGGTCAGGAAATACGGGAGTCTCCACTGGTCCACACCTTGACTTTAAGATGATGATTAATGGGGAACCAGTGGACCCTCTGAAACATCTAACAAAGTAGGTGAGCGACATGACCAACGAAGTAATATGGACGAAGATAGTGCTGGAAAGGTTCATCGAACAGGCGAACTTGTCCGAAGACGAAGAAATTGTAATGCGTACACGTGCGGCTGGTTGGAGCAGAACGAAGCAAGCCATGGAGCTTAACTTGTCTGTTTCGACGATTGATAGGATTATCAGTAGGCTTAAACGGAAGTACGACGAAGTACAGGCATATGACCCAATATTGCCGCCACGGAAACGAGGGGTTTACAGGTAAAAATGTGATAGGAAGACGACGGTTAATCGAAAGGTTGACCGTCGTTTTTCTTAGTACAATTTGGACAAGGAGGAATACTACCATGTACGGATTTTATCAGCCTTATGGGGGCAATGAACAGCTTGTAAGGGTAACTGGTCTTGATGGTGCTAAAGCGTATCAAATGCGCCCGAACAGCGTTGTTGCACTATTCGATGGTGCAGAGGACATATTCTATCTCAAGTCAACCGACGGTGCGGGATTCCCAACGATTCGCATATTCCGATTTGAAGAGGTTACGTCCACACCGAATGTTTCACAAGAGTACATCACAAAGGCAGAGTTCGAACAATTCAAGGAGGAAGTCTTAAATGGGAAGCAGCATATTCAGGAATCAGAACAATAATCAGCTAGGCGATCTAGCGAATCGTGCAAAAGCTATGATGAACGATTCGAGACAAATGCAGAACGTGATGGGTATGTTATCGGGAAGGGGAGTGTCTGCGGAACAGATGGTGCGTTCTATCTGTAGGGAGCGTGGAATCGATGTAAACGAATTTATGAACAGCATTAAATAGTTAGTGAAACTTAGAGAAACTTAGAATCGGCACAAAATGTATCGTTTCTGACACGAAATGACACGTTTCGACACGATTAAGCACACATATTTAAAAAAACTACCCTATTTTTTTAAAAACCACTTGCGCAAGTGAAATTTAGCGAAAGTTATTTTAATTTTTTAGAAATTATTTGACTTTCGCGGAAGTTAGTTAAATTTATCGTCAATTATTTTACTTATTCGGAAAAATCCGAAGGAAGGAGAAGGAAATGGAAAACATGAGCTTGTCGGACATTGCCGCCGTGACAAAGGATAATGATGATTATTTTGGAAATGGTGGAATGTGGATTTTCGCACTGCTGATTCTCATGATGATGGGAGGCGGATTCTGGAATAGAGGGAATCAGTCTGAACCAGTGACGGAAGCGGGATTGTGCAATGCGATGAACTTCAACGGTCTGGAGAACAGCGTGGGAAGACTGAACGATAGCCTTCAGAACGATTACATGGGCGTGCAGAACGGTATCTCGAATCTCGGTTACGAAACGTTGAGAAACTTCAATGAGACACAGAACAGAATTTCTGATTGTTGCTGTATCACTCAGCGTGGTATTGACGGCGTTAATTATAACGGAGCAATCAATACGGCGAACATCAATGCGAACACTACAGCGCAGACTCAGAAGATTCTTGACGCATTATCTCAGAACAAGATTGAGTCGTTGCAGGCACAGGTTACACAGCTTCAGATGCAGAACGCAATGTGCGGTGTCGTAAGATACCCTAACGCTACTACTTATTGCAGTGGTTCTAATCCGTTCGGTAACTGCGGATGCGGAGTCGCTATTTAATCAAGTGTAAAGGCATATAGCCAAGGAGGGAATTATGAGTTGCAAAAGTGCGATTTATGCAGTGAATACTAGTACGGTGGCAATTCCTGAAGGTGGAACGTATCAGCCGAATACCATCATCAGAAGATTTGGTCAATGCTGTCAAATGGCGAATAATGCCATGGAGCTGAACGGTCAAGGCTACTATGATGTTGCGGTCACGGCTACGGTAATCGGAACGGTTGCCGGCAATGTGACAATGACGGTTTATCAGGACGGGGCGCCTGTTCCCGGAATGAATGCTTCACAGACTGTAAAAGCAATCGGTGATACCGTGACGCTCGGAACAAGTGGCATCGTGCGGGTGTACTGCGGAAAGAACAGTTCTACACTGACTGCTGTAATCGGCGGTCAAGCCGTAACCGGAAGCAATCTCGCCATCGATATTACAAAGCAGTAAGAGAACAAATGTTCTTGAAATGTGATGATTGGAGGTGTACAATAAGCCTGTACATAATAGCGTTCAGAGTCATTATTGAGCGCCTCCTTTCTCATTAACAATACGGTATTCAGAGAAAAGAGCCGGAGAAATCCGACTCTTTTTTCTATGTGATAAACTTGAGCGAATCAACGCTCACAATCAGCGTGTTCACGTTCCGTCTGTATTGGTTCAGCAAGTGACCAGTAATAACAAAACAATCGGTGATATTAAACTTTGATGTGTCATAATCAACACAGCGAACGAATACGCCATTGCAGTCAAGAACAAAATAATCATCATACCTTCTAGCAAGCATTCCACTTAATCGAACAAAATTATCCATTGATACGCTCCTTTCCTTACATTTGATAAGTTGGATTGTATCGAAGTTGAAACAAAATCACAATTCTAAAAATGCACCGAATTCAAATGAAAATGATTACATTTTTGTCCGATTGATATAAAATAAGGTGGGAGGTGTGAAAAATGACAGTTGGAGAAATTATGAAGTACACAAGGAAGCGAGTAGGTAAATCTCAATCTTCCATGGCGGAAGCGCTCAATGTAGAAGTTCGAACTATAGGTAGGTGGGAAAACGGAAAAAGCGAACCGACCGTGAGTGAAATGATAGAATGGTTTAGGACCGTTGGAGAGAACCCAATTCCATATATGTTCATATTGACATACCCTGATGAGTTCGCATTGGAAGAGAGCGAAAATGCGGATAACGTGGATCGCTTATACGAGTTAATGTCCGAAAACTTAACCGCCGAAGATAAGCTTGCATTGGTGTATATCTATTCAGGAAATCATGGGTCGAGTCCTGCTTCCGTGATACAACTCACGCTTGCTCATTTGTGCACCCTTTAGGCGCACGTATTCTTGTAGCCGAACACATTCTAGAAGACTATAAGCTGAAGCTAATGAATGGTGAAATAGAAGCTCCTGAAGAGTTTCGACCAAATCTAGCAATGCTTGAAAGAGCTATAGACGCTGCGAAGGAATCATACATAGACGGAAAGAAGGGGTATAGCAGCCCTTCCCCCGAAGATGTAACAAGCGTGTAACAAAATAATTTATAACTTTATATAACAATGCATAACATCCCTATCGAAAAATGCGGAGTTTTCAACATTTTCGATAGAGGTGTTATAAGGTGTTATCCACTTCACAAATAATAAAAATCTATGAGAAGTTGTTTGTAATCGTTGATATTAAAAGGTTTGAGAGTGATTACTGTAAAAAGTGTAACGAGAATGTAACATTTGATAAGATTAGTCGCACTTTTCCACAGATTGAGACAACATCGTTCCTAATGCTGACGCTATTTCGTCATCATTATTTTTTTGCTCGAATAAGTGCGTATATATACCTAGCGTTGTTGATATGTTTGAATGCCCCATGCGCTTAGAAACTATCTCGGGATTCACGCCTAATGAAATGCATATCGAAGCGTATGTGTGGCGCAGTGCGTGGAAAGAGATTGGTTCAAGCCCTATTTTCTTCATATAGGATTGTAGCCGTGTTATGCATAGAGAAGCATGAAAAGCTTCTCCATTTTCTTCTTTCAGCAAATAAGGTGAATCAACCCACGCTTTTCCATACCTTAGTTTGCTCTGTATGTGCTGTTTCCGAAGGGCTATAACATCATCAACTACCAATTGTGGAAGTATGCATAGACGTTCACCGGAAGATGTTTTCGTTTCCTTGACGAACACTTCCCTTAAATTGGGTGAATACCTTGCACGCTTAATATAGAATCTTCCATCATCAGGAATTTCATCTTCCATTATTCCTAACACTTCCCCTTTTCGAAGCGATCCAAACAAAGCGAGTTCGAAACAGACTTTATAATCGAGTGGCAGTTCGTCTAGGTGTGAGCAGAAAACAGTGAAATCTTCAGGTGACAATATCTGTACTTCCTTTTTTCTTACGGAAGGAAGGCTCACGTCGTGACATGGATTCGTCTTAATTAGGTTCCACGTTACAGCAATAGAGCAACAGTTACGAAGAAGGGAGTATGTGAAGCGGATTGATCTCGGTGAAAGCTCGGAAGATAAATCATCAACCCACATTTGAAGGGTGCGAGGGGAAAGCTTTTCAAGGCGCAACAAACCGATGGTGTTGTCTATGCGGTTGCGCTGATCGTTGTAGGTGTGAATCGTATTTGGGGATTTATTATTGATAACCTGACTCCATACAGCATTACACATGTCGGAAACAGTTCTGCATTGGGCGGATATTCCCGATATTGACTCAACCCATTCATTTATTTGATTGTTTAAATCTCGTTTTGTGGAAGCGTGAAACACTTTTGATTTCTGCTTCCTTTTTCCTACATAGTCGGTGTTAATATCAATCCACACTCTGTACTTATTCTTTTCAAGCTGTTTTATATGCATGACTACTTCCTTTTGTTAATCACAAAATCAATATAATCAGATACGTTTTCCATATCGGACGGAGATAAACTACTGATTTTGTCACATAGAATGTCATAAGGTGTTTTTTCTCTATGTTCATCATCAAATGTTTTTAACTCATTCCAGCCTGTTAAGTAGGAAATAGAACAGTTTAAAACGGAAGCAAATCTCGGAAGCTTGCTTCTCGGTATATCCCCGGTCCCGTTTTCGATTTTGAATATTGAGGCTTTTGATTTATAACCCAACGCCCTTGCCAAGTCTTCCTGCGACATATCCATTGCCAATCTTCTATTTTTTACTCTGTCCCCTATAGTTTCAATACTCATAATGCCACCTCCTAGCGCAATAATAGCATATAGCAAAAAAGTGAACAATAATTTTCAAAAAAATGAAAAAAAAAGTGAACAATAATTTTCAAAAAAATGAAAAAATACGTTGACTTCTGTTAGCCAAAATGATATTATATGAAAAATGATATTATATGACTGTCAAAAGTAGTCAACGGAAAGGAGGTGCTTGATGGTAAACACTGAACTTCTTAATTTGAAAATTAAAGAATCAGGACTTAAGAAAAGCCAGTTGTGCAAAGCGATGGGTATTACCTATCAGACGTTTCGCCTTAAGAGAAACAATGCATCTGCTTTCACGTCACAAGAAGTAAACACGCTGTGCGAATTGCTTAACATTAGAACAATAGCAGAAATGAAGAAAATTTTTTTTAGCCAAATCAGCTGAAAAGTAAACGAATGGAGGCTGTGATGTTTGTGAAAGTATCAGAGTTCGCGGAAATCATGGGGATTAGCACGGTGTCTGTATACCGACTTATTGAGAGCGATTCAATCCCGTACTACCGCGTTGGGAAGTGCATTCGACTCAATATCGATGATTTTCGCAAAGGAAAGGAAAAAGGTTATGAAGAGCTTCAGACTGAAGGTTAAAAAGTTCCTCGAAGAGGAATCGGCTGATGAGTACAACGGCGACACCGTGGGAATGTACATCGGAGGCACACTCGGAACACTGATGATGGTAGCAATGATTTTAATGGGAGGTATGTAGAATGGATTTCATGATTACAAGCGTTGATGATGTTAGCAGACAGGTGCATTACAGCATTAACAAGGTCGGTAACAAGTATGCTGTGAGAGCTTATAGCGACAAGACCGGAAGAAGCGTTAGCAGAACGTTTGACGAGCTGATGGAGGCTTACAAGGTGTTTGAGAAGGTTGTTTCCTGGGTGGTATTCGGTTTTTATGCAGACAACGACAGAATGGACTTCATCGAGAAGGGAACAATGGAATAGGAGGTACGCAATGCAGGTTCACAAGGAATGTACATGGACGTTCGAAGAGAACCCAAAACGAGACGGGAAATACCTTGTCGCTTATGCGACTCCCGGCTCGGGAATCCACTACATCACTACAGATGATTACACGGTGGAATACGGGTGGGGGACATGCCCGTTCTACGATATGGAAATGAAGGGTCAGCACCCCGATGGTATGAGAGCTTGGGCGGAGTTTCCGTTCTAAGGAGGTAAAAGGTTATGAAAAATCAGGAATACATCGACTTGACGAAGAAGTACCGCTGTGAAGAGTGTGGAGCGGTATACACGGAGGACGACATTACAGAGGACACTGAGGTGCTGTTCGACTGCGGAGAGCATGAGCAGACTTTCCATTACTGCCCGTGCTGTGGAGAGAGAATCGTGACTGAGGATTACTACTTCGAAGCGGACGAACTCTCAAGAAGCGATATTGAGAAGGAATGGAACAGCGATTACATGAGAATGGCTTGGTAAGGAGGTACGAAGAATGGCTATCAATTATGAACAGATTAAGGCGGTTAATGCAGAGCTTAAGACGACTGATGTTAAAGGCAAGGACTATGCGGAGGTTCCTCAAAGGGTAACCGCATTCCGGAAGCTTCATCCGATGGGAAGTATCAGGACGGACATTGTTTCCTTTGAAGATGGTGTGTGTGTTATCAAAGCGGAGGCATGGACAAAAGACGATGAAGGGAATGACGTTCTCCTAGGAACGGGTCTTGCCTACGAGAAGGAAGGGTCTTCCTTCATCAACAAGACTTCATACATCGAAAACTGCGAAACATCGGCTGTTGGAAGAGCGCTTGGATTCTGCGGTATCGGAATCGACACTTCCATTGCCAGTGCAGAAGAGGTGCTGAACGCAAAGGAAAATCAGAAGGCAATGCAGCCGATTTCAAAGTCTGAGTGCAGAGTGCTTGAACAGATGATGGAAGAGCTGGGAACGGATACTGAGAAGTTCCTGAAGTACTACAAAGTCAAGAATATTTCGGACATGACCAAAGCGGATTATGTTCACGCAAGCAAGGTTCTGAACAGCAAAATCAACAAGGCGAACGCTTAATGAAGTCGATTTTACAGGATCGGGAATCCGGATGCCTATTCTGCGGGAATCCGAATACGGAAGAACATCACGTTTACGGCGGTGCTAATCGAAAGAACAGTACCGCCTACGGAATGATGGTTTACTTGTGCCACGCTCACCACAATGAGCCGCCGCACGGAGTACACCATAACAGGGAATTAAACGATAGATTGAAGTCATGGGCGCAGGTACGTTTTGAGGAAGCGTACCCGAACACAAATTTTGTGGAGGTTTTCGGAAGGAACTATGCGGATAAAGAATCTGAATCTTCAGACGACACTGTGGAGCGCACAACTAACGATTGAGTGTGACATGAAGGAAGCTGCGGAGCTTCAAAGAATCATTGATGAAGCTGGGAAGGTAGATTCTGAGGCGGAATACACGGTATCTATCAAGCGGCGAAAGAAGAAAAGGTCACTGGACGCAAACGCTTATATGTGGGTGCTTTTGAAAGAGTTGGCTTTTAAGGTCGAAAATAGCCCCATAGAGCTCTACAAGTACTATGTAAGGGGATTCGGTCAATATTACGTAATTCCCGTGCGAGAGGACGCGTTAGAGGCCTTCTCGAAGGTGTGGAGCAGTCACGGTATAGCATGGTTTGTAGATGATATTGGACCATGCCGAAGGACTGCCGGTTACCACAACTTAAAAGCGTATTACGGGACGTCCGAATACGATACAAAGTCAATGTCAAGATTGATTGATGAGGTCGTTCTTGATTGCAAAGCTCAAGGCATCGAAACGATGTCGAGAGAAGAAATTAATTATTTACTGGAAGGAGAGAAGCATGAACAAAGTAATTGAGATTGGTCGGCTTGGGAGAGACCCTGAACTGACATACGGTGGAGCACACAAGGACACGGCTATATGCAAGTTCACAATGGCTGTGGATAGACCGACGGAGGGTACGGATTGGATTCGAATTATCGCATTCGGGAAACAGGCTGAGAACTGCAACAAGTACCTTAAGAAGGGGAGCATGGTAGCGGTCGATGGCAGAATTCAGACTGGTAGCTACGATGGCAAGGACGGAAAGAAGGTTTACACAACAGATGTTGTAGCAAACAGAGTCGAGTTCTTGACCAAACCGAACAGCGACGGACACCGGGAAGAGCATAGAAGCGAAAGTGTAACGGACGCATTTATCGGAGTAGACGAGGATTTGCCTTTCTAGGAGGTGGATATGATTAATGATGGAAATTACATCACGATTCAGAGGTGGATGAGAACAGAGCTGAAGCTATCAGGAAATGAGCTTATCGTCTATGCGATTATCTACGGATTTTCGCAGAATAAGCAAGGAGAGTTCACCGGATCGGTACAGTACTTAGCAGATTGGGTTGGGTGTACAAAGAGAACCGTTACCACGATTCTTAGAAAATTTGTAGACGAAGAGCTTGTCAAGAAAACAGTGGTTCAATTAGACAACAACTCAAAACGAGTGTCCTATCAAGCCAATGTGGGGGTAGGAAAAAATTTCCTAGGGGGTGAAAAAATTTCCCAGGGGGTAGGAAAAAATTTCCTAGGGGGTGAAAAAATTTCCCAGGGGGT